GTTTAATGGTTTACAATATCAAGAACTTATAAAAATTACAGATAAGTTCTTTGATATTCTTCTTCATGATATAAAGCTGTCCGGTACCCATTGTACTGTTCTAAATTTCAAGGAAATGAGATTAGCCATTACAAGATACTTGTGTGGTAAACCTCTAATTACCTGTGAAAGGAAGATCAGATTAATCAATGGATTTCCCAAGAGACTTGATTTCCTAAAACAATTCATTGACTCAGGGGAAGTATATAAAATACGTTTCGTATTTACACTTTTAAATGTAACACGAACGCTTATTTATAATACTGAACCTAAGTTCAATACCTTGACTGATCCATATACTGGACAGTCAAACTTTAGTGAATTCAAACAATTCACTAAGGAATTTGTTAAAGACTTCAAGCTTACTCTTGAGAGTACCAGCTACCATCCATCTATGTATTACCTGACTAATAAGTCAGGGCCTTTAGGTCACGCACTGATGACGTCAATGTCCCATTGGTGAAAATATAGTGGTATTTCTACCCTATATTTAATACGTATCATTGCTGGAATAACCCATACATTAATATGTATGAAGGAATTCCGATGATATGTACCCAATATTAAAGAGGGAATCAAAAATAGACGATTATCAATTGTTCATGATCCAGAAGGTAAATCAAGAGTTATAGCAATATTTGACTATTTATCTCAATGTTGTCTAAAATTGATTTCTGATCAATTATTCAACAAATTAAGACATTTTAGTCAAGATAGAACTTTTACTCAAGATCCATACATTGAACGAAACGGTGACAACCATTATTGGTCCTTGGATTTAACTGCAGCTACAGATCGCTTCCCAATACAAATACAACAAGATTTACTAACAGAAATGTTAGATAAACATGTTGCATTTGCATGGAAGTGTTGCATGATTAGGGAGCCTTTCGCATACCAAAATGGAAAAACCATAACATATTATAAATATGCTATTGGCCAACCAATGGGTGCTCAAAGTTCCTGAGCCATGTTCACATTAGCTCATCACATGATCATCCAATATGCAGCTAAGCAAATTGGACAATACCCAACTAACAAATATATAATGTTAGGGGATGACATTGTGATAACTAATGATCTGCTTGCAGAAAAATACCGCGAACTCATGCAGCATATTGGAGTCTCAATCTCTAAACAAAAATCACATGTATCAAAAGATACATATGAATTCGCTAAAAGATGATTCCAACATGGAAAAGAAATTACAGGTTTCCAATTACGTGGAATAACTCAGAACTACAGTAATCCAATTACTGTATTCCAGTTTATTTACGAATTGTATAACCGTAATTATCTTCCCATGAGCTTTATGACTAGCGTTGAGATGTGTTTAGCGCTTTACCATCGGCACCCTAAGTTCCACAAATCAATGCGGAACCTGGAGTCGATTCTACAAGATTTCCGTTTTATGATGCGACTTGATAAACAAGCAACATATTCTGAATTAAGAGAATATATTAGCATTGTTTCTCGAGGAACATCATATGTAATACCGAATGAAAAGGTAATTCGTGATGAAATATCACGAGTCCTTTCACTAGTATTGAACGGAGTCATATATGGTAATCTAAAGAAACTATCACTTTTTCATAAAGAATCAATGATGATCCTTGATCACCTACCTAATCACTTAAAAGTTATTTCTCCTATAGGACATGCACTAAAAAATAGTGTAAAATCCCTTGAAGAGATGAATAACCAGTTAGATACTAGATCTTACAACCTTGAGAAAGTTGTTGATCTACTTGTTCTTACTGATCCTTTACTCCTTGGTAAGGGAGAAAGAAAAAGCAAACAAAG